TCAGGTACATTTAACTTCATGTTCGTGTTCCAAGCAGAGCATAACATCCTTATGCACCCATTCCACATGGCAGGTGTAGCAGGTATGTTTGGGGGAGCACTCTTTAGTGCAATGCACGGTTCTTTAGTTACATCATCTCTTATCAGAGAAACTACAGAAGTTGAGTCCCAGAACTACGGTTACAAATTTGGACAAGAAGAAGAAACATACAACATCGTGGCAGCACACGGTTACTTTGGTAGACTTATCTTCCAGTATGCTTCATTCAACAACTCCAGAAGTTTACACTTCTTCCTAGCAACATTCCCTGTTGTTTGTGTATGGTTGACCTCTATGGGTATCTGCACAATGGCATTCAACTTGAATGGTTTCAACTTTAACCAGTCAGTTGTTGATGCTAACGGAAAGATCGTTCCTACATGGGGCGACGTTCTAAACAGAGCAAACCTAGGTATGGAAGTAATGCATGAGAGAAATGCACACAACTTCCCACTAGACCTAGCATCTGCTGAGTCTACACAGGTTGCACTATCTGCACCTACAATCGGATAATATAATTCGACATAATATTGACCTCTATATATTAGGGGTCTTTTTTTTATGGTTTCAGTTTATCAACATTGGGATCCTCTCAAAGTTTGTATGGTTGGGAGATCTTTTCCACCAGAATTTTATAATCAAATTGAGAATCCTAAGGTTCGATCTGTCATGCAAAGAATTGCAATTGAAACAGAAGAGGACTATCAGAAAATAATATCGAAATTAAGAGAGTTTGATGTTGAAATAATAAGGACAGACATATCCCCTAACGTAGAAGACTATTGTAACGATGGCGTTGTAAATCAACCTCCTCCCATGTGTCCAAGAGACTTTACTGCCATGGTAGGTGATAAATTTTACATGCCTGGTGATGGATATGGAAAAAATTTTAGTGTAGATCAAATATTTGATCATGTATTGTGGGGTCTTGGTTACAAACATAATATAAATGATCCACTGGCATGTAAACTTGCTCAAAAAATAGAAGATGTATTGAACCCTAATCATGGTGCATCACCAAAAAAATCATTACTAAAACTTCAATCAAAGTTCAACAAAGACTGTACAAAATTTAAACATAATGGAAAGGAGTATGGTTTATATGTTTTAAAAAATATTGTTGATTTCACTGAGATAAAGGAGATGATTATACAGGCACAATGTCAAACGGTTGGATCTAATAACAAGTTTCCAAATAATAAAAGGGTATATGCATTTCAATCTCTCAAGGAATGGTTGGAAAAAAATAATGTACCTATTGTTTATGATGAGTATATAAATTCAGCATCTGCCACAAGAGTTGGCAAGGATTTATACTTTGGAAATGTTAATTTTATTGATGGTTTACAACAAGAATTTCTAAAAAATAAATGGCAAAAATTATTCCCCGATCATAGAGTGCACACAGTGCAGGTGGGCGGTCACTCTGATGCTTCATTCTGCCCAGTGGTGCCAGGTCTTATACTATCTCTCACAAGTCCTGAGAGATATGCAAACTCCTTTCCAGATTGGGAGGTCGTGTCACTTCCAGATGAGAGTTGGAAAAAGGTAAGTGGATTTTTAAAAATGAAACAGAAGTGTAGGGGTAAGTGGTGGATAAAAGGTGAAGAGGACAATGATGATCTCATAGATTACATCGAGACATGGTTAGGTGATTGGGTTACATATGTTGAAGAGTCTGTATTTGATGTCAACATGCTTGTGATAGATGAGAAGAATGTTATGGTAAATGGATTCAACAAAGTGGTTTGGGATGCATTTGACAGATATGGTATCACTCCTCACGTTGTAAACTTTAGACACAGATATTTCTGGGACGGTGGTCTTCACTGTAACACCAGTGATATCAGTAGACTTGGTGTGATGAATGATTATTTTCCAGATAGGAACTAGGCATTTCTTTCGGCTAAGATAATGTGTTGATATCGTAACATGACCTCTAAATAAGTCAGAACTTTGGAGGATCATGCATCACAATCTTGTTTCTTACAATGAACTGGCAGGTTCATATGAAGACCCACATAGCATGGAGATATTGTCAGAATACTACGAGTGTCTCATAGAATGTAATGATGATCAGCACACATGCAAAAGAATATGTAAGGAGGTCTTGATGTAAGTATAAATACTTGCATGCGAGATAGAAAAGCAGCAAAAAAATTAATAAAAAGAGCGAAGAAACATCCTAAGTTATACTCGACATCGGAAGTAATCTATGCTAAGATGATCAGGAAATCTATAAAAGAGGATGAAACCACGACAAAAAAAGAGTAGAACTTATTACTATTTTTGGGGTGCAGCAACATTGTCCGTCATCGTAGGACAGTTTTATGTTGGCAATGGATTCAGAAGAATGGCAGAGTCTAATGATGCTATTTCTGCAGACATAAATCTACTTGTGGAGGTTCTTACATACACAGGTTCACCTAGAGGTAGGTATGAACCGCTTGTTCCCCCATCACCAGAATCTACTACAAAATATATGATTCATGATAATTTGGAAGGAGAAACTTCGACATCCCCAATCAGTGGTGGATCACCTGATAACAAAGTATTCTGCGGAGTCATTTTTGAAGGGGGATCCTCCCGACCATGAGTGGGGTCAGCACTACACAGGATATCATCTGAATCCAAACACATGGTGGAGTAATAGATTTGGTGCTTCTCTCGGTGGTGGTTTTGTAGATCAAGAACTACTTGATCTGTACATCCCGACACTAAGAAGAGTGCTTGATATTTGTGGATTGAAAGATAAACAATCAATCTTTTCTTACTCAAGTATTTGGGGTCAACTCTACAAGAAAGAGTTGGGTGCTGTTATAGACGTGCACAATCATTACTCAGGTGATACTAGAGCACTCTTATCATGGGTTCACTTTGTAAAAGTGCCCAAGCAAAAGTGTTTTTACTTTTACCTTGATGGTAAAAAAGTATATCCAGAAACTCAAAATGATTCTGACATTATCTTCTACCCATCCTATGCTATGCATGGTGTGGATAAAATGACAGAGGGTGATGTTAGATTTGTTGTTGTAGGAAACATTTCTAAAATAAAATGAAAGCAGTTCTATGGTCTAAGGACAATTGTCAGTGGTGTGAGAGAGTTAGACAACTCTTTGCTCATTGTAAGATAGAGTACTTAGAATACAAACTTGACAAAGACTTTACTCGTAAACAATTTTACGAAGAATTTGAGGAGGGTGCTACCTTTCCACAAGTTCAACTCGATAACAAATACATAGGTGGATGCAAGGACACATTACACTATCTTCAAGAAAAGAACCTGATTTAGGTTCACTAAATAAAGGAGCAGAACTAATGTTGAGTAAATCTCGGCAACCAACGCTGCACAACTGGAGAAAACAAATGGAACAGGCAATCATTGCCTTGAGTGTCACAGTAGGAATACTTGCACTCGGTCTTGGAGCAACTATCGGATACCTTATTCGCTGTTACGTTCAAGAAACCACTCCACAATATTCCCATCCAGAAATGTTTGATGCGAATGGGAATCCATTACCCGATGAACTTCTTGCTATAAGATTCGAGGGTGATCTTAAAGACACTGATGATGACTAATTCATGGCAAAATTACCTAACAATCCTTTAGTATCTGAACTCTTCAGAGCAGTTCATGGTGCCAAGACTAAAGATAAAAAGATTGAACTATTGAAGGCACACAAACGTGATGACGTAAAAGCATTACTCATTTGGAATTTCGACAAGGGCATCGACAGTGCTGTGCCAGAAGGGGCAGTACCATATAAACCTAACGAGTCACCTAAAGGTACTGAGGGTCACACAAGATTGATTCATGAGTGGAGAACACTCTACAATTTTGTAAGAGGTGGCAATGATAAGATCTCCAACATGAGAAGGGAGACCTTACTTATACAATTACTTGAGTCACTTGAAGCAGAGGAGGCAGAGATCGTATGTCTAGTAAAGGACAAAGATCTTCAGAGTAAATACAGAATTACTAGAAACGTAGTGGAGGAAGCATATCCAGAGATTCATTGGAGAGATAAGTAACATTTGATACACAATTACTTGCTAAATACTTAGAGATATGTTAGCATATCCTTACGTTCATCTCGCAAGAGACGCAAGTAAGTCACACGGAACGGAATCGTTCATCCCTTCGGGGACGCAAATGTTGACTGAAGGAACGGGGCAAAAATCCCTACTACTTTGGAGAAAACAAATGACTAAAGTCACTTACCGTGGCGTTGAGTACAACGCTGAAGAGTACAACGCAAAGGTGCTTGCAGAAGCAGCAAAGCGT